AGAATTTTAAACGGTGTTGCCACACCTCCTACTTTATTGGGAGGAACTTTCACAACACCAAACTTAAAGACAGCGGCTTCTATAGCTACAGCACAAACGGCCGCACAAACATCAAGCAACAACTTAATTGCGTTAAACAGTCAAGTTACAAATGCTTATAATAATTTACAATATGCTCAAAATAATTATCCACAGGGCGATCCAAGAATTATTCAAGCACAACAAACGTACACAGCTTTGAAACAAACAACTGCTGGATAAATATTAAAAGAGTAATGATATGCCAAACTATATAGGTTTTTCAACAATACAAGCAAACGATCCTAGAACTACTACTTTAAATAGTGGCACAGGTGTAGCGCCTGGCAGCGTATTAAAACCTGTTAGTTATGGTAACAAATTCATGTTAGTAGATGAACAATTAATTATAAGAGACTTTTTAAATAGTTTAAACATACCACAGGGACAAAAAGTAGGGCAACCGCAATATGGAACCACACTGTGGTCATTTATTTTTGAACCAAATAGTTCTGATACTCAATATCAAATAGAAGCAGAAATCAAAAGACTTATAGATTTAGACCCTAGAATACAGTTAGGATACGTTCAAGCGTTCCCTCAAGAAAATGGAATATTACTTCAGGTTCAAATTTCAATAAATCCATTCAATAATCCAGGGGTGTTAAACATTTATTTTAACCCTAACACCAATAGCGCAGTCTTACAATAAAACATAAAAAACTGCGTTTTTAGGTACGATAAATAATTAAAATGGATTAAATTATGGCATTATCAAGTAATAGACAAAGCAATCTTTTTGGTATAAATTACTGGACACAAGTCTACCAAACTTATGCCGGCGCTGATTTTACAAGTTATAACTATGAAACTTTACGTCAAAGTTTTATCAATTATATCAAAATTACATATCCAGAAACATTTAATGATTATATTGAAAGCAGCGAGTTTATTGCTTTACTTGATGTTATAGCGTTCATGGGGCAAGGTCTAGCGTTTCGCAACGACTTAAATGCCCGTGAAAACTTTATTGATACAGCAGAACGTAGAGATAGTGTAGTTAAATTAGCAAATCTTGTAAGCTATACTCCAAAACGAAACTTAGCTGGACAGGGTTATTTAAAAGTAGTTAGCATACAAACTACACAGAACATCACAGATTTAAATGGTATTAACTTAAGTAATATTCCTGTACTTTGGAATGACCCAAGTAATCCAAGTTGGCAAGAACAATTCAACACAATAGTTAATGCTTGTTTAATTAACAGTCAATTTGTTGGTAGACCTGGCAACACAGCAGATATTTTAGGCGCGACAACAAGCGAGTATGCTATTCATATTCCTAACAACACACTACCAATTGTTCCTTTTACAGCAACGATTAATGGCGCAAGCAACAATTTTGAATTAGTTAGCGTTAGTAGTGTTGGTGAAAGCTATATCTATGAACTTCCACCAGCACCCACAAGTCAGTTCAATATGTTGTTCCGCAACGATCAACTTGGATATGGCAGTCCAAACACAGGTTGGTTCTTCTATTTCAAACAGGGAACATTGCAAAATTATGCATTCACAATAGCACAGCAAATCGCTAACCAAACAATAGCAATTGGCAACATACAAGGCGTTAACAATACAGATACTTGGTTATATCAAGTTAGTGATAGCAATCAAAGTTTGGGTCAATGGACACAAGTAGATAACATTTACGCTAATGCTTACTTACAAAATCAAACTAATGGAAGTATGCGTAGCATATTTTCTGTGACATCAGGATTTAATGATACAGTTACATATGTGTTTGGTGACGGCGTATTCAGCGAAATCCCAGTTGGCAATTTCATTAGCTATGTACGCAGTAGCAATGGATTAACATATACAATTTATCCTAGCGATATGCAGGGTGTAGCTGTTTCTTTCCAATACGTTACTCGTTTAGGCACAGTTGAAACATTAACTTTTAATTTAGAATTACAACAAACTGTCAGCAATGCTCAAGCAAGAGAAACAATTGCTGATATCAAACAAAGAGCACCAGCTGGTTACTACACACAAAATCGTATGGTAAACGGTCAAGACTATACAAATTTCCCATATAGTTATTACAGTTCAATTATTAAATCAACAGCAATTAACAGAAGTAGCATTGGTATTAGTAAAAACATAGACCTATTAGACAGTACAGGCAAATATAGCAGCACCAATAGTTTTGGTGATGATGGCGCACTTTATCAAGATAACTCATTAGGCTTTTTAAGTTTAACAATTAACAGCAACAGTGACATTATTATATTTTTAACATCAACATTAAGTGCAGCATTGGCAAATTTAAAAGCAAATCAATATTATGTTCAGTATTATCCTAGATATACATTAAGTTTATCTACAGCGCCTGGTGTTATATATTGGCAAAACAGCACAGTCGATGTCAGTAGTGGTAGTGGGTATTTTTATTATGTCAATGGCGACCAAAATATCCCAGTACAAGTAGGCACATATTCAACAACATATCTAGAATATGTAACACAGGGCGCACTATTATACTTTACAGCTCCAACTGGATATTATTTTGACAGTAACCACAGATTAGTTCAAGGTGTTCCAGGACCAAGTGACACTACAGGTTTTTGGACAGCGACATTAAATGTTATTGGTGATGGTAGCAACAATGGCATGGGAAGCTTTGCCAATGGTACAGGTCCAATTACATTAAATGGCTATGTGCCAAACACAGCTATATTAACAACTATCATACCAACTTTTGGCAACACACTGCCAGTTGATATTATACAACAAGCAACAATTAAATTACAATTACAATTAAGTTTTAGTTTAGTATTTGATAACTCAATTCCAATCAACCAAGAACGCTGGTCAATTAGTTATTATAACGATCCTAATGCTTTTGTAAATTTCTTGAGTACGGCTGTAGGTGGTAATAACACATATACAGTCACATACAAACAATTAACTTATTACTTTGGTAGTGTTAGTGAAACAAGATTTGCTAGCCCAAGCGATACAATTATCTATGATCCATTTTCTGGAAAAATTTTACAAGATTACATTAATATATTACCAACTAATACATTGCCATTTAGCAATTCATCACAAGCTGTTCCGTTAAAAATAAGTATTACAGGTCAGCCTATTGAACCAGATGGTTACACAGATGACTTTGAAGTAGAAGTATCTGCTACAAGTATTAACAATCAACAATTAATTTTAAATCCTGACTTCTTTAGTTTTGTTACAGGATATAATCCTGATTCTAACAACTATGGCGTGTACGTATTTTTCCAAACAATTACAGATGCGTTCAATTTAACAAGATATACATTAATTCCTACATCAGATGTTGTCTATCAATATTCCACAAGTACACAAATTGAACTTGTAAAATATGAATACCCACTTGGACAAATATTCTTTGCCTATGGAGAAACTGATAGTTTAGGCAACACTGGTATTTTCTTTACAACAGTACAAAGTCCAACATCATTAACACCTGACTATTCATTAGTTGTAGCTCCAAACTATAGTTATAAAACAGGCAGACAAGGATTGTTCTATCAATACAGACATAATAGCAATAACACAACTCGTATTGATCCTACAACAACAAATATTATTGACTTGTATCTAGTAACACAAAGTTATTACACACAATATCAAAATTATATTCAAGATACCACAGGTACAATACCAGAACCGTTAATGCCAACTATTGATGAATTAAATCAAGACTATGGTCAATTACAAGATTATAAAATGGTAAGCGATAGCTTAATTCCAAACAGCGTAGTGTTTAAGCCATTGTTTGGTCCTAAAGCTAACCCAGCACTTCAAGGTACTATTAAAATAGTTCCAGTTGCTAATACAAGTGCTAGCAATAGTGAAATTATAAGTGCTGTACTTTCAGCAATGAATGATTATTTCAACATAAATAATTGGAATTTCGGTGATACTTTTTACTTTAGTGAACTTGCTGCTTATTTACATAATACTGTTGGACAGTATGTAAGTAGTGCTGTATTAGTTTCAAATGACCCAAGTCAACCATTTGGTAGTTTATATGAAATTTATTCAGCACCTTATGAAATTTTTGTAAATGCCGCAACCGCTAATAACATTGTTGTAATACCTGCCCTTACACCAGCAGAATTACAGATTGCTGTGTAGGATAAATATTGGAAATGGCACCATTAATTAGAACTTTAGATTTTTTACCAGAGATATTTCAAACAACTACTAACCAACAGTTTTTAGGTGCTACTCTCGATCAATTAGTAAATCCACCTAATTTAGAACAAATACAAGGCTACGTAGGCAATCGTTTTGGATACGGTGTTAACGCTAATGATTATTATGTAACAGAACCTGATAGAACAAGAACAAACTATCAACTTGACCCAGGTATTGTTTTTACTCAACCAAATACAAGTACAGCCAAAGATTTTATAAGTTATCCTGGTATTATTGATGCTGTAAATCAAAATGGGGGTATAGCAGACAATAATAATAGATTATTCAATGGTCAATTCTATTCTTGGGATAGTTTTATTAACCTTGACTCATTGATAAACTATAATCAATATTACTGGTTAGATGTAGGTCCTCCAGCTGTAACAGTTGGCGCAGGAACTGTTTATAGCACAGAAACATTTGTAGTGACACCAGAACCAAGTGGCTATCAAATTGCTTTAGCAGGAGCACTAGGCGGTAGTATTAATCCTACTATTACATTACTAAGAGATGGTGTCTATGAATTTATTGTAAATCAAAATACACAATTTTGGATTCAGGGCGAACCAGGAGTTTCTGGCAAAAGCGCAAACAATCCAAATCAAAGTGTAAGACAAATTTTAGGTGTTAACAACAATGGCGCTGAATCAGGAGTAGTAACATTTACTGTTCCTCCTGCCGACGCACAAAATGGATACAATTTCCCTGGTAACAATCTAGTAAGTGTTGTCAGTAACGTTTCATATGAAAATTTAAATGGTAAACCCTTATCGTCATTACAAAATATTGATGGTGTAACAAGTCTTAATGGCTTAACAGTAATGTTTTATGATACTGGAGTACCAAATGAGCAGGGATATACATCAAACTTTTTAGATTATACTCCATATGCTGAAAACGATAATGATATCACAGCACCTCAAAATATTACAATTACAAGTACATCAAGCACAGGCAATGTAATTACATGTAATAGTACAACAGGAATGTTTGTAAATCAAACAGTTGCTTTTACAGGTACACCAATTGGTACAATTATTCCTTCACTTACTGATAGTCAAGGTAATATCACACAAGCTGTATTATATTATGTCAGTGAAATTGTTAGTGCCACAGAATTTACAATTAGTTTAGTAATTGGTGGCCCAGTTGTAGCAATGCAGAACGCAACTGGCACTATGAATTGTCAAATCAATGCTATGGAATACGAACAAGGATACTATAGCGTTGTAAATTCAAATTTCTACAAAATAACATATATTGGAGATCCAAACAATCCTATTATTAGCTTGAGCGTAGCAGGACAAATCCCAGTAAATCAAAAAATTACAGCAGTATATGGTAACACATACGGCGGATTAAATTTCTTCTTAGATCAATATAACAATATTGAAATGATACCATACATTTCTGCTCCATTAACAACACTATACTATCAAGACGGTACAAATCCTGATCAAGTTGGTGTAATTAAAATTGCTGATGCTAATATTACAAATCAAATTGATATTGAAACAGAGATATTAGGTAAAAAGAATTATACAGCAAGCAATGGTGTAGTCTTTACAAATGGATTAAAAGTACAATTTGTAGGAGATATTATTCCTTCTAGTTATTTGACTGGTCAATATTATGTACAAGGTGTTGGTGTTGCTATTGAATTATTACCAGTTACAAATTTTGTCGTACCAGAAAAATTCACAGGCGACATTTTAACTCCATACGCTAGTACAAACTATGACACAGCTAACTATGACGATAGTTTGTATATTCCTGTTACCCCTGATTATATTACTATTGCCAGAGAAGCAATTAATAGAAATGCTTGGTCTAGAGGTAATCGTTGGTTCCACATCGATGTTATTCAAGCTACAGCACAGTATAACAATGATCCTAGTATCTTAACAACATATGCTAATGAACAGTTTAAAGCAGTAAGACCTATTATTGAGTTTTACCCAAATCTAAGATTGTTTAACAGTGGCACAGTAGGCAAAGATCCTATTGACTTTATTGATTTTAGAACAACTGACTGTTTAAATCAAGTTGCTGGACAATATGTATATTATCCTGACGTTGATGTTTACACAACATACAATGCTACACTTGACGCAAGTTCACTAAATGTTAATAGTGGTAGTTTAGTAGTTGGACAAAACTATGTTATTACAAGTACAGGTACTACTAATTGGAATACAGTAGCAGGTACTACAGGAGTAACATACCAAGCAGGTATGATTGTTAATGTTGTTACAACAGCATCAGGTACTGGAACAGCTAACGCATTATTTACAACAGCAACAGTTCCGTTAGATGATATAAGTGGCACATTTGCTGTTGGTATGTATATCAATGATAGTCAAAATATATTACCACCAAACAGTCAAATTACTTCATTAGCTAATGATGGTACAACTTTGACAATTGGAATTGGCTATGACTATAACAAAACAATAAGTTTAACAAATAACTTATCACTTGTTGCT